CAATGTTCGTCGTTTGCTTATCTCGATTCGTCGTGAGACGCGCGAGGTCGGTAATTCGATTATATTCGAGCCAAATAGAGAGACAACGCTTCAGAAGTTTAGTAACGCTATGAAGCCACGTCTCCAGAGAATTCAAGCTCAGAAGGGTGTTGATAAGTTCCTTGTTAAGATTGATACGTCTACGACTACTCAACTTGACGTCGAAAACAACACAATTCGTGGCAAGATCTTCGTAGTTCCGACAAAGACAGTTGAATTCGTTTCGCTCGACTTCGTCGTAACGAACAAAGGTCGTGAAGGTCTCTGATATTTGAGTAGAATATACTGAGGATATTATGAAATTTACAAAAGCGCAGCTAAGAAATATGATCATAGAATCACTTTCTAATATTTCTGAAGCTCCTGTTGATAAACCGTGGGGAAATGAAGTGTCTGAAGCTCTCGCTTCAGCACTTCAGCAAACTTTGCTTGATCTTTTACAAGAAAATTATGAGTTATTGGCAAGTAATACTGCCGAAGTATTTATGGGAAATACGTTGAATGACCCTGATTTTCGTGGATATCCCGGACGAATAGAAGACGTAGATGGGATTGCGCAAAAAGCAACTGAACATACGCTAAAAAGTGGTGTTCTTGATGAATTAGTGCACCAAATATTAAAAAGTGTATTGAAAAATACTGTTTAGGTAATTGATGAAAATCAAAGTCAGACAACTGAAGCGACTTATTTTTGAGACACTAGAGGGTCACGAGGGTGGCACAGAACTAAAGAATATAGTCATATCAGGATTGCTGCTGAGGCTCCAAAAGAATCTTGAAGGTCGTTTTGGTAAAGTATTGGCAATGGAACTTCAAGAGATTGCAGAACGTGCAGGCAATGTTAAATTGCCGGTCACGTCTGAAGACATGAAATCTCAGGTATCAGATGTTGTTAGAAAAGTGTTATCTTCTAAAGTTTTAGAGAACGATTTAAAAGATATAGTTTGGGACGTATTTAATGCTGTCGATAACGGCAGGAGAAATGTAAGATGAAATTCGATTCTTGGCAAAAAATGGCTGGCCTTGTCAACGAGACGCCGGACGAACGCTCAAATAACGTATTCAAAAAGGCCGTTCGCACAGTTTTGAATGAGACTGCTAAATCGATGGATTCCGGCGACAGCTGCCCGGATTGCGGTTCTAAAATGAACAAAGTCGGCGATTGTTCAGAGTGCGGTGGAATGTTTGAAGAGGGATATGATGATTGGAAGACGCGCGTTCCTGACGAAGATAGTGATGGCCCTGATGACGCTTGTCCCATCTGCGGCGAAAAAGCTGGCAAAAAGTGCAAGTGCGACGGAGAAGATCTAGACGAAGTCGCTCCTCCCGGTTGGGAAGGAACAGTAAAAGCCATGAAGAAACACAAGGATATCGAAAATCCATGGGCTCTTGCGTGGTCTATGAAAAATAAAGGCGAAAAATCACACGTTAAAGAAGCCAGTGTTTGGCCAGAGGGTCAAGGTGACGGCCCGCTTTGCGACGAAGACGATGAGCTTATGCCTGAGTCATTTGGTGACGAACACCTTGATGATGATTATGAACAGTGCTCTGACTGTGGATATGATCACGAATATGAACCAGGTGAAGCGCAACGTTGGCATAAAGAACATGGCGCACCAGGAGTTGGTATTACAACAGCTGATATGAAAGATGTCGATCGTCTTGAGGCGAAACTAGCTGGACACGAATGTCTTGTTTGTGGTGGGACACCAGATCAGTGTGAAGATGCTGGTTGTTATGGTGATATGTTCCAGCACGACGATATACCAGAAGATGCTTGTCCAGGTTGCGGCGCTCGCCCAGGCGATGGTGTAAATCCTATGTGTAATGATCCAAATGGTTGCGGCCACTGGAAAGAAGAAGAAAAACACTACAAGGGTCTTAAATCAGAGGGTATGAAAGATTCTCTTGACAGGATTCTTGGTCTTGATAAAAAAGACGAAATGAATGAAGCAGAAGCCGAACCTGTAACGATGAGAAATCCTGGTCCGTCTACGCAACGCTCACCTGCTTCCGGCACAATGAAGAAAGCTCAAGCTCCTGGTAAAACTGCGATCACTGGTCCTGCAAGTAAGCGATTCTTCAAACAAATAGATCAGCTTGTCGATAGTTGGGAAGAGGATCAATTGGCCAAGGGCAGAAATAAAGTCTCTGCAACCAAGGCTGCAACATCGCTTCACACACTTATTGCTAATGCCATGGATAAGTTTGAGAATGCCCTTGGTGAGTCACGTAAGCCCCGCAGGAAGTGAAAATGAAAGTCACTGTAAAACAGCTTCGGAAGTTTATTTCTGAAAACATTAATCCGATGAAGGTTCAGGGTCCGTATTCTGATAGAACCCCAGAACTTGATGCTCTTGTTGATAAGTGGGAAGAGCAAATGGAGGCAAAATATGACTCCGTTGTTGACAGCGATAATATATCGCGTTTCGAATATCAAGACCAGTGTTACAGAGCTTCTGATGCGCTTGTCGAAAAGATTCTTGAAGCTATGGACGAAGTCGAAAGTTGGCTTGAAGATGGGCAGTTCCAAGACTAGTTTACGAGAGTCTGTACTTGACGCAAATGTTGAGTTAGCTCTAGATGGATTAATAGCAGCTTGGGAAGACACTATTCCGAGAGTATCGTCAAGTTCACGTAAAAAATTAGTCGATGAATTAACTGATGACGTCGTTGATGCAGTCGATAGGGCAAATTCTAAAGCAAAGAATATTTCTATCGAATATACTGTGCCTATTGGAACTCACGTTAAATTGATGGCCCAAAACGGTAAAACATTCGATCTAAAAACGACACAATTTAATATATTCGATTCATCGGACATCGTCAGTATGTCCGATGATTCAATAGTATTTTCTAAAGGATCTGCAATGATAGCCGTTCCTCGTTCTAAAATAGAAAAATCTGTACAGGAATCTAAAATGAAAATAACAGTTAGACAATTCAAGAAGCTTATTCGTGAATCAATGTCTGAGACGTCTTCACAAATGAAAGTTGCCCATACTTCTGCAGATTGGGAAGATAGATGGCTTGTGATTGATGGTACATGGTACGGACTTTTTAAAATTGCAGCGAGCAGAGTACCAAACGGTGAAAATTTAGATTATGACGATTTAGAGCCAGAAGCTCAAAAGGTTACAAAAGAACTTTTGAATTCACATGGTATTACACACGTGATAAATGACGACGATACAGATGATAAAATGAACCCAGCAGGGAAACCGATTCCGGTGGAAGATTTTCTTAAAGATTCAGACTTCTTTTATAGTGAGTGAACTAAAATGTCAATAAATCTTCTTAAAAAATTCATTCTTGAATCGCTTTTATTAGAACACTTAGATGCTAATCAATCTGCTATTGATGTTGAAGTTTGGGTACCAAAAGATGAATGGGTTGCTAACTGGAACAAAATAACGTCTATTGCATCAACTCATGGATTTAAATTAGAAGATAAATCTGGTGGAACAGACCCATATGATATGATGTTATTTTTTGTACCGCGATTCAAACATTATAAAGATATATGGGAAAATATCGAATTTTTAAGAGCTGCAGCCGACAAATTTGAAGAACATCTTAAATTTGAAGGTATTGATGTGTCATATTTTGATGCATCACCGAAATAAAAAATCAAATTTGTTTTGTAAAAACTATGTTTGAACAACAAAATATCTTGTAGACTCCTGCTTCGTCTGCTATTTGTGATTCTGTCATATTTCGTTTTTTATCGGCTTTAAACTTAAAGCGATTGTACCTATTACAGCCATCTGTCCACCAGAATCTTGGTGGCGTTTTGGACGTTTGTTGAAAGCCTAATACTTTATACCCATGACCGTCACCTATTCTGCTATCGACATACGTCATTATAGACGTGATTTTATGCATACGACAAAAATCTTCAACTTTCTTCATTAGTTTTCCAAGACCTCCTCTGACATTGGTAAAACATTTAGAAGCAAAACGTCCAATTTCTATGTGATTAGCCCATGTTTTGTGAAATGGTTTTCTTATCGAAATGGCCGATACTATTTCATTATTGTATAAAAGACCAAAAGCGGTAATAGAATTAACGTCGCCTTCTAAATGATTTTCTATGAAAAACGTCTTTCTTTGTTGCGAAGTAAGTTCTACAACTTTTGTTTCTCTTGCATTTATATTTGTTGAACTTTTACCTAGTTTAGAAGAAATGATTGATTTGACTATACTAGATTTTTTATTCCATTCATCTTCGAATATATGAATTAAGCTGACTGATTTTTCTCTACAACATTCAGATTTTTTTTCGTGGTAATTGTTATCTTCAATAAAAAGTTCTGAATGGAAATATGTTCCATTGTGTTCTATACCAAAATTTTTAGATTCTATGTAGACATCGATCTCTAAAGGTTTAATAACAGTCCTATTGTTTATTTCTGTTTTAAAGCCAAGCGAACAAATATAGTCGGCTATTTCCATCTGATTCTTCGATATTGAAGAATCGCATTTAGGACATTTGTCGCGGCAAACAGAAATAAAATTTTCAATAAATCTATGTGAGCATCGTAAACATTCGGCCTCAAAATTTTTGACTCTTGCATTTTGATAAACGTCTGGAATAATTGCCTTTATATTTTGAAGAGTACTAATTCGTTTAGATATATCTTCTTTATTTAGTCTAAGCCACGGAGTCAATTTTCTGTCCTGGTAGCTTTGTCTGAGAGCGTCATTTTTCTTTTTGACTCTATCGTCAGTTTTTTCTGTTTTTCCTAGGTGCCAAGCTTTTCTTTCACCTGAAGCGAACTGTTTTTTCATTGTAGCTGAAAGTTTTGCGAGTATTTCGCAATTTTCTTTTGTTTTGCCTTTTATAATTGGAACACGTTCACCCGAAGAAAATTGCGCTTTAAGCCTCTCGCTCATACGTTTGCCGGCAGCTTGCAACGCAGGAGATGTTTTTCCTTTCATCTTGTTCACTTGTCCTTTAAGCGCTTCTCGTCGCCGGGAATTTATATCAGCTTTGACTGCGTCAGTTTCAAGATTGACGCTCCAATGTCCAAGCAAGTAATCAGACCAACCTTTCGTCCATCCGTAATATTTTCTTTTATTTCCACATCCACAGCGACATAATGGAAGATTCGCAAACCCTACGTGCATTGCATGAATTTTTTCGCCTGTGTTATCGTGTGAAGTAATTGCGTGTTCATTGAACTCTTCATCACCTTTGCATGTTTTATTACAAAGTGGACATATAATATCGAGCATCATTTTTTTAGAGTGTGCTAGTCTCGTACAAGAAACGCAAGGACGGTTTAATTTAATTGCCTTCTTAAGCTGTTTCGCATTTAAATGTTCTACGATGTTCGAGCACGTGGGACACGTTCTTGTGAATTTTATTTCTGAATTTTCCATATTACCATATAATTAAATCAAGTCGAGATGATTTTGTGTAAGGAGACTCTCAATGGTTGAAACGCTTGATGTTTCGTCGATGTTACCAAATAAATTTGAACCCAAGCGAAAAACGCGGTTCGTGTTTGCTATTGAGGGTATCGACGCATTTTTAATTAAAACGGCCGCTCAGCCGACAATTACTTCTGAACGAATCGAAGTTCCGTTCATAAACAGCCGTCGTTACGTTGCAGGTAAGGCCGAGTTCAATACAATGAACGTTACACTTCACGATGCTATCGCTCCATCCGGCGCGCAGCAGGTTATGGAATGGATGAGACTTTGCTATGAAAGTGTCTCTGGTCGAGCCGGTTATGCAGACTTCTATAAGAGAGATTGTGAAATCAAGCTCTTAGATCCGGTAGGTACAGTCATATCTTCATGGAGCGTAAAAGGTGCATTTATTACTGAATCAAATTTTGGTGAACTTGCATATGGCGATTTCGAAATGGTTGAAATTGCTCTTACAATTTCTTATGATCAGGCCGTGCTTCAATATTAAAAATTAATTTTTTAACAATTTTGGGGATCTAAATGGTCCCCATTTTGTTTTAAACAAATAAAAATTATTTTATAACATAATATTAATGGTTTGTTTAAGTTTTGATTGTCCATTTTGTAATAAACAATTTAATCTTGTTTCATTAGCAAAACATTGCATACGAACACATAAAATAAGTGGTGAAACACTGTATGTAAGACTTTTTGGCAACCAAAGTTTGTGTAAATGTGGTTGCAACGAAAAAACCAAATTTCGTGGTATATCAAGAGGATATGCAACATTTATTCATGGTCACCATTCTCGTGTTCATAACAATTGGGGCCATAATTTAGAAGCTTTAAATAAAAGTCATAAAACTTGTAGAAAGCTTAGGTCAAACGGAAATATGCGCGTATGGAATAAGGGCCATTCAAAAGAAACAAATGAAAGCGTTGCGAAATACTCTAAAAGTTTATCTGACGGATTTACAAAAGAAAAAAAAGAAAAATATAGTGCGATCATGTCAAATAATAGAAAAAGTGGAAAGATACGTACTTTGCGTGGTGAAGAACATCCACAATGGACGGGAGGTGTATCTAGTCTTCAAAATGAATGCAGATCACTTCTAAGAAGTGCTTGGACATATCCAAAACTTAAAAAAGCTAATTTTATGTGTGAACATTGCACATCCAGAAAAAATTTAAATGTTCATCATTCTAATGAACGTTTTTCACAAATTGTAAAACAAATTGCCAAAAAATTTAAATGGATTGGCGATAATTCTGATTTACCAAAAAAAGATCTCATTTCTAATGAAGTTGTGCAATATCACATTGATAATAATGTAGATGGAATTGTTTTATGTCATGATTGTCATATCAAAGAACATGCAAAATTTGGCGAAATAATAAATTGACAACTAATATGTCATCTTCATCGCTCAAAGGCCACCTCATTTCGAT